CAACTACGTTGCGTTGTCAGATGACTACGATGATGAGCCCACGGACCACGGACAAACGGAGTATTATTAATGGCCTACAATCCTTTTGATGATGTAATTGAAAATGATCCCGCCTATATGGCGAACGGAGGACCATTACCTAGGCCAAAGATTGGTATTGAGTTTCCAAACGCTCCACAAACTTTTCAACCTCAAAGATCTGTAATACCACAACAAAGAGTAGATCCAACAGATCAAGAAATATTTAGACCCTTTGCTACAGCGATTGCAAGAGGATATAAATTACTAACTCCTGAACAAGAAACATTAGATCAAATAGAAAAAGATCAACAACTAAGATCCTTAGCTACAGCACAAGCATTTACCGGTACAGAATTTGAAGAGTTTGCGGGTGACTTTGATTTACCATCAGAGGTGTTAACTAACAGAAAAGCAATGGATCTTTTAAATCAGGCAGGATTTAAACGAGAAAGTTTTACTGAAGGATTCAGTCGTGTTGGACAATTTCTATATGGCAATCAAAGAAAAGCTTTTGACAAATTAAAAAGTGGTGAACAACTAAATAGTGAGGACAGATTATCAATAGCATTAGCACCACTTGACTCTTTAGACTTTTTGTTACCACCTGTAGCTATAAAAAAATTAGCGGGTATAGGATTAAAGAATATTAACGCTGTTTTAAGATCAACATCCGATCTACCTGAAGTTCAACAAGTCAAACAATTATTTGGTGGCTCACCCGTACCTGCGATGGGTCGTGCAGATGGACCACCAGGCATGGACACCGGACCACGGATCGCATTATCACCAGCAGATGAAGGTGCGGGAGCAAAACCACCAGAGGATCTTAGACCTAAAGTAGAAGTTTCAGATAGTCTTAAAAAAGAATTAGAAAAACCAAATCTTAGTAATGATAAAAAAATTACTAAAGCTCTTATTGAGGAATTAGATGAGGGTAAAAAATACACAAACGATCGTGAATTTGTAAAAGCGATCGAAGATAAAACAGGAATTAAAAATTTAAATGTTAGAAAAATATCACTTGCTAAGGACAAACAAGTAAGTCAAAAAAGATTAAAGATACCTTTTAAACTACGAGATCCTAAGGTTGGAATCATAGCTAAATTTAGACCAACAGAAACAGGTGATTTCTTAAAGGTTGTTGATGATATTAAAAGTAGACAGGGTACACCAAACGCTGTCAAACCTGGTGAGCTTACAAAAATAGCTCGTGATAATAACATAAATGTTGAACGTCTTAGAGAGCAGTTTCCAGAATTAGTCGTGACAGGTAAACCAACACAAGAAGTATTACAGGCTAGTGCTAAAGTAAGACGACAAAAATCGATAGCTAAAGTCAATGAGATGATAGCTTTTAAAAGAAAGTATGCTCTCGATAATCAATTAGATCCTAATGAAATATCTTTTGAAGAAATAGCAAGAGCTATGAGAGAAGCAGGTTTGGTGCCTTTAGAGGGAAAAAAAATAAAACAATATTTAAAAACTGGAGAAATTACACAAGATCAATTTAAAAATTTATTACCACGCTCGCCTGCATTTAGAGAAGCTAGACCGTCTACAGGTGATAAAATTCAAGACATAATAAATGGTTCAGGCAGTGAGTATGAGAAAGCAACTGATATAGTCAGTAAATTTGGTTTTACAGTTGACACTGGTAATCCAGCTTTTGCTAAATATTTAGCTAACTCGGCACGTAAAGATTTAAAAGGTTTTGTAGAGGACATGAGGAATGCTGGTGCTATGACTGCAGATGAATTTGCACAATCAGATGAGTTTGCAACTGGGTTGTATAAAAATAGGGCTGAGTATAACAAAACTATTTTAGATGAAATATTAAATAGTCGAATGAATGATGATTTAGCTCGAGGTGAAGAACCAAACATACCCCTGTTTAATTTTTCAGAAAACGCAAGACGACAAGCAATGGATGAAGTGGACGAGTTTTTAAGAAAGACTTTTTTAGATGAAACAAATGACAAACAGCTTCTTAAAATGCGTGATGCATTTATTAAAGAGTATGGTGGGACACTAAAAAGAAAAATCGATTTAACGACCGAGAGAGGACAAGATAGTTTTATAAGAAATTTAAAAAAAATATTTGGTCCACAGTTGGCTCACACTGCGCCGATAGGCGGTCAGTTAAGCTCTAAAGTAATTGGTGATTTTGCAGATAACATAAGAATAAATCCTGCCGCATATAATGTTCAACTACAAGTTAGAGTAGAGCGAGGTATACAAACACACTTTCGTAAATTAAGAAAGGCTTTGAAAAAAGGTAATAAAAAAGAAATACAAGATTTAATAAAAGTTTTAAAAAATTACGACAAAGTTTTTAATAAAAGAAATATGGGTGGTTTTTATAAAATACCTGAAATAGCAGGGACGCTTGATATTGAAGCTGTGTTAAAACGTAATGGTCTTAACGCAGGTGATGGTAGATTATTTTTAGGTAAAGAGAAACAATTGTCACCAGATAATATAGTTAATGAAGCGAATATAGCTGTAAAACAAGTTAAGGATTATTTTGAAAAAGCAAAAAAAAATCCAAAATTAATTAAATTTCACAAAAAAGAATTAGGTAGAGCAGGTAGCGCAGAAGAAAGAAAAAAAAGAGCGGGTCTCACATCTCCTATTAGAAAAGGTTTTCCAGTATTTAAGTTTGATAAAACAGACTTATTTAAAAAAGGAGGAGCTGTGCGCATGGCCATTGGCGGTGATCCGTTGCAAAATATTAATCAACAACAGTTCACACCTGATCCTGCTATAGACGAGGACTTCTTTCAACAAGCAGTAGACTCAGGTAACTTGACAGCGTTTAATCCTACAAAACTATTTAAAGTGTTTGGTAAGGTTGATGCTGTTGAAACACCCAAGAAAAAAATTGAAACAGATGCACCGCAAGGACCACCAGGTACGACCTTACCTGCAACACAACAAATGCAACCATCAGACTTTGCTTTTAAATCTTTTACGTTAGATGTTATCAATGATCCTAATGCACCAAAGGCAGCAAAACCACAAGACTGGATGAACTTTTTCAAAGGTAAGGCTGCACCTGAAGCAGAGCTACGTGACACAGGATTAATGCAGTTTTTAGAAGACTATGCGAAATATTATCCAGATCAAAAATTAACACAGCAAAGACTAACTGATTTTTATGAACAGTCACCTATGGGTAATATTAGTATTAAGGTAAAACAAGAGGGCACAGGAGTACCAGCAGATCCCGACTACTTAAATTTTGTTGGTAGACCCAGACATAAAAACACAGGTAATCAAGAACTTGATAATGTGGGCACTAACTATCGTGAGGTAGTTGTGCAGTCAGGACCATTACCTGGTGAAACAAAACCGTTTGTAGAGAGTGGACACTTTCAAGAGCAAAACGTCATTGGATTCACTAGAGTCGCAGACTATAAAAATGTTGATGGTCAAACCGTTGCAGTAATACAAGAACTGCAAACTGATATGCTTACAAAAGTTAGAAAAGAACAAGAACGTATTGCTGCGTTGTTAAAAAGAATAGAAAAAATAAAAGCAGATGCTGAGGCAAGAGTTGCATCTGGTGATTCGTATAATGCGGAAACGGGTCAACAAATGTTAAGATCTCTTAATAATCAGTTTCCTAGTGGTACTTTACAAAAATTACAAGAAAATTTAACTGCTATAAAACCTTTTCCAAATACTGCTGGATTAGATCAAGTTCCTAAGTTTGCAGAACAATTACAAAACTTACAAAAACAAATAAACGATTTAATAAATATAGAACTTAAAAGTCCTAATCCACAAACACCGTTTGCCCTAGAACAATTAGAAAATCAACAATCGATTGTGCTTAATAATTTATTAGACCTAACAAGAAACACGGAGATGGAAAGAGAATTACAAGGTCTTAAAGTTCCCTCTAGTAGAGAAACAGATGAACTGCAAGAGTTTGCGGAAAGTAATGATACGTTTAATGTAAACTATGGTGGCTTTAAAAATTTGGAATTGTTTCCACCTGTGCCTTTTAACAAACAGCCTGACTATGTAGATCTATTAGTAAAAGCCACTATAAAAGATGCACAGTCTAAAGGTATTGACAAAGTAGCTATCATGCCTGCAGAGAGAGTTAATATGAGATGGGGTAAAGATCCTGATGGACCTGCGGGAGTTAAATTTAAAAACCTATATGACAAAGTTGTGCCACAACAATTAAAAAATATTGCAAAAAAATATGGCGGCACTCTTCAAGTAGAACAAATAGTGGATCCTAATAAACCTAGTAAGGGACTAAGATTTTTTAATAGAGATGTAGATGGAGGTCTTAAACTTAACAAAGAAGATGTAGCTAGACGCACAACTACAGAAAGCGAAGAAGGTATTAATGAATTTTACAATGAGCAGATTAGAAGATTTGTAAGCGGTGGAGGTTATAGAGACAAGGATGTTGTTTTAACAAGAGAGGTAGCACCAGGACAGTTTCAAGATTTTTTTGTACGTGCTGACGATGATAGTTTAAATTTTGTGCCCCTAGGTGAAGGCGACACCATAAACGATGCTTTAATTGTAATAGAAGAATTTAATCCACAAACAGTTGATATGTTTACAATAACTTTAGATAGTCCTAAATCAAAAGAGCCATTTTTTATGTTTAAGAAAAAAGATGGTGGTACAATTGCAAAAGATAGTTTAGTTTCAGTAACAGATATATTTGGTGAATATGGTAGTAGATAAATTTGACAGTACATTAGATAGACCAACAGAGGGCCCAGCAAAACCTGAAGATGAAAGAATCGAAGTTGAAGAGGTAGGCACAACTGTTGACCTCGACTCTTCTGGTGAACCTAATGTTGAAATAGTAGATGACGGTGGAGCCGTTGTAGGTGAAGTAGAGCAAACACCTCTTGTAAACTTTACTTCGAACTTAGCAGAAGTTTTAGATGAAGGTTATATGCAATCATTATCTAATGAGTTAGTAGAAAAAATTGAGGCAGATAAATCATCAAGAGAAGACTGGGAACAATCTTACACAAAAGGATTAGACTTATTAGGATTCAAATACGAAGAGAGAACAAGACCTTTTAGAGGTGCATCTTCTGTCAATCACCCAATGTTAGCTCAGGCCGTAACGCAGTTTCAAGCTATGGCTTATGTTGAACTGCTACCTAGTGATGGTCCTGTAAGAACACAAGTTGTTGGAGCAAACAACTCTCAACTACAACAAGCTGCTGAACGTGTTAAAGATTATATGAACTATGAGATAACTCATAACATGGAAGAGTATAATCCTGAGATGGACCAATTGTTATTTCAAT